GACACTTATTTAGCTTGCTCAAACATTGATCCAACTCGTTATAAGACTTTTCTTATCAAGCATATGTTTTCAAATAAAGCACCCAAAAGCAAACTAGATTACAACTTGGATCGCAGAAAAAACTTTAGATACAACTTTGGTTTTACTGTGAGTAAACTTAAAAAATCTAATGTACAAATATCAACAAGTGTATTTGATGTCTATAAAATTTATAAAAAAGAGATTAAAAGTTTCAGATGATGATGAGCGACTTAAATGCTGGCAATGTGGTGAGATTCATTTGCCTGGTACTGAGGTTGTTCAGCTGTTTGACGGCAGAACCTTTGGCACGTTGCAAAAGGATTATAGGCTTGCACTTGAGGCTCACAGAGTGCTTGTGGGCTATCGAACAAAGAGCAACAGACAGTTGGCACTTATTAGGCTTAAAAAGATTCGAGGTGATGAGTATGTCGAGCGGATTAAGGTGGAAATTATGAGGGAATGGAGGTTTAAGAATGACCAAAAAAAACACGATTAGAGATTGTATATTGCAATTTCTAGCTACCAGTGAAACTGGTGAAGGTTATTCTGTGGCAGAGATTTCAAAAGCCTGTAAAAAGGATCACGCTTACACCAGAAATATTCTAAATTCTTTGTGCTTTGAGAGAGTTGTTAAAAAACAAGCAAAAGATAGCAACACCAAAAAAGTAAATAAATACCATCTGTTTACCGCAGAGGTTGAGTTTTTAGGCAAGTCAAAAGTTATTGATCCGTCAATAGTTAGCTGGTGAAAAAGACACGCATATATGCATTCGTGCGTGTCTTTTTTTGTTATAGGAGTAAATCCAGAAGTGGCTAGAGTTGCATGGGAGATATTAAAATGGGATTAGCAATGGAGAATGAAGATAACGTAGTACCTTTTTCGCTGCCTGATAAGCCAGAGTTAAAGAAGAAGAACTACAAAGATAAGAGATTGTTGATTGTTATGCCATTTGATGCCTGGCAAGACAAGCGGTTATCTCACTTGCAAATTAGAGTATTGATGGGTTTTTGTAGTTACACAAAGAGAACTGGTCAGGTTTTCAACGACAACAATGACTCTGCAATGACTTATGTTAGTCAGAAAAGAATCTCAGAAGAGATGGGCATTAGTCGACAGACTATTAACAAATCAGTTAAGAAGTTACGAGAGTGTGGCTATATTGTCTTTGAGGGCAAAAGAGGCATACCAGGTTTAAAAGGCAAAACCATGAGGATTGTGTTTGGGCGAGATAAAAAGGAAAAGACAAATACCCTTCCACAGATTAAATCGTTGCTCAGTACTCATGGAGATTACAGAGACAAAACAGACAAAGAGGTAGAAGATCAAGAGATTTTAGAGAAGATTAAAAAGGGAGAAATAGAAATGAAGATGACACAAGGTGTAGTTAATACTCAAATGAAGAGATTAAAGTCGATGAGTGACAGAGGAAAGCTGGACACAAAGGGGGCAAAAGACATCATCAAGAGGTTAAAAGATGGTGGTCAAAATGTGGATAACTTGTTAAAAGAGCATGATATAAGTAACCCTCACGTTGACACACATAGTGATGAGGTGTGTAAACCAAATGATATAAAAGTAAGCCCCACGTTGACACCTGAATTAAACCCCAGAGTTGACACAAACAATGGTATTAACAATGTATATAAAACATATAAAAAGATTTTGAATAAACATAAAACAATCGGAATACCAGAACCAAATGAGACTGATCAATTATTGACCACTCTACTTTTAGAACACAAGACCAAAACCTCAGCTGGGTTCATCACATTTATGAGAAAAGAACTAGAGGGTGGTGTGTACGTGTCCTACACAAGGCTACTAGAGGCTTATCTGTCAGGTGAGGATAGCTAGTGTACAATTATCAAATGAACAAATGGAGGCTGTACAGACCGCTATGACCACAAATATCGACCCCTTGCCCCCCCACCCCCACACTAGCGGTAGGGGTGCATCACACAATTTTTCTTCACTTTTTGGAGTTAGCTATGGCATATGAACCTAAGGTTGGTGAATCTTATCCCCAGCCAAATAAATATAAAAAAGAAGAATGGCAAGCCACTCACAAGGGCAAAATTCTTTTACCTGATGGCAAAACCTATTATTTGGATGTTTGGCCTAAGTACATCAGTAAAAATGGTAACGAGATGGTGAAGGTTAAGATTGGCAAAGAGTGTCCTCCAGATAATGAGGTATCTAGACCAAATGTTGATACCTCTAGTCAGCCAAAAGGTTTTGAAGATTTAAAAGATGATATTCCATTTTGAATGATCCATTTAAATTAACTGAGCCAAGTGTGATTAGTTTTTCTGGTGGCAGGACATCAGCTTATATGCTTTATAGGATATTGCAATCAAATGATAATACTTTGCCAGAAGATAGCCTTTGTATATTTGCAAATACAGGCAAAGAGATGGAGCAAACTTTGGAGTTTGTTAGGGATTGCTCTGAGAACTGGAAAGTTAAAATTCATTGGGTTGAGTATCGTTCCTCTGGCAAAAAGTTTGCAGAAGTAGATTTTAATACCGCTAGTAGGAAAGGTGAGCCGTTTGAGGAGATGATTAAACATTATAAATATTTGCCTAATTCTCAAAGTAGGCATTGTACAGGACAACTTAAAATACGCACTATTCATAGATTTGTAAAAGAGTGGTGGAAACCTTTAGGTCATAAACATAACGAGAGTATGGATTTAATGGGAATAAGAGCAGATGAGATGAGGCGAGCCGCAAAAGTAGACAGAGAGAGAGTGCCTTTGGTATCAGCAGAGATAACTAAACATGATGTAGGCAATTTTTGGAAAAACAATTCTTTTGATCTTAATTTGCCAAACATTAATGGAGAAACTATACATGGCAATTGTGATTTATGTTTTTTAAAAGCAAATGGAAAGATTATAAATTTGATTAGAGAAAAACCAGAGCGTGCAGATTGGTGGATTAAACAAGAGGAACGTGTGCAAGACCAGTTTGACAGGCTAGGAATGAGTTACGAAAAAAGAAAAGAAGCAGCTATTAATCAGGTAGAAATGTTTGAGTTTGGCGAGTCAATTCCTTGTTATTGTGGGGATTAGGTTGAATATTCGCATAACTCATTTGGATGGAAAGTTGCCTAACCTTGCTTTGATGCGTTTGTCAGCATGGCATAAAGCACAAAACCATAGTGTATTTTTTAGCAAGTGTGCAACAAAGGATTTGTTTGAACCTGATTATGACATTGTTTATGGATCGACAATTTTTCATTTTTCTAGGAAAAAAGTTGACGTTTTTAAAAAGAATTTTCCTGATGCAATTATTGGTGGTACAGGCGAAAGAATAAATTCTAATTTGTCAGAAGTTGGTGTGCCAGATTTTTTTAATGAATTGGATTACAACATCTATCCAGAATTTACAAACTCTATTGGTTTTACGCAAAGGGGGTGCAGATTAAAATGCAAGTTTTGTGTCGTGCCAGAAAAAGAAGGTAAAAATTATAGTGTTGATTCTGTGCATCAAATTTATCGTGGCAAACCATATCCTAAAAATTTAGTTTTATTAGACAATGATTTTTTTGGTAATGAATTGTGGCAACAAAGAGCAAAAGAAATTATTGATGGCGGTTTTAAAGTGAATTTTAATCAAGGAATAAACGTGCGTTTAATCCATGAAGAAGGTGCAAGAGAGTTAGCAAAAATGAAATATTATGATGTTTCATTCACAAAAAAAAGAATTTATACAGCTTGGGATAATTTGAAAGATGAAAAGATTTTTTTTAAAGGTGTACAGATATTAAATGATGCTGGTATCCCAAGCAATCATATTATGGCTTATATGTTGATTGGTTATCGAATAGAAGAAACAGTAAAAGAAATTTTGTATCGTATAGAAAAAATGAAAGATAGAAATATTTTGCCTTATCCAATGATATATACAAAACCTAATGAAAAACCAAAAAAACATTTAAAAGAAATACAACGTTGGGTAATCCGAAAATATTATCAGTTTATTCCTTTTTCTGATTATGCTGTAAATTCATACCCCAAAGATAAAAATTCTTTAGAAATGGAATTTAATGCCTAAACCTAGTCCATTAAAAAATTGGGGTGGTGTTAGAACACTCCAGGGAAAGTTAAAGAGATCAGACACCTTAACTGCGAATCGAGAGGCAGTTGCGTATGAGTTACTTAGCATGGCATCTACTCGACTTACCGATATTGTTGAGTGGGATGACAAGGGAAGTGTGAAAGTGAAAAGTGTTGAGGATATTCCAAAGGCTGCATTATCTGCCCTAAAAAGCATAAAGGTGAATACAAAGGGTGAATTGGAAGTTGAACTTTATGACAAGGTGGGAGTGTTGCGGATTTTGGCAAAGGCATCTGGTTTATTGGATAGGCCAGAGGATGAAGATAAACCAGCAGTTATTGGGATAAATGTAAAAGCACCAAATGACACTTAGGATGTATTGCAAGTTTTGTAATTTGTTTAAAACTGTAAATCTATTTGGTGGAAGAATTAAAGGTAGTTGGAGTTGCAAGGGATGCTATGAAAGAGAAAATAAACCCCAAGCATTACAAAAAAGGCAAGGTTGAATGTATAGATGCCATAGAAAGCTGTACAAAAGAAATGCAAGGATTAGATGCTATTTGTGTAGCAAATATTATCAAATATCTATGGCGGTTTCCCTTCAAACACAACGATCCGAAACAAGATTTATTAAAGGCCAAATGGTATTTGGAAAGGTTAATTGATGCCCAGAACAAAACAAAAGACAAGTAAAAAAATTGATGAAAGTGGTTTAAATCTAGATTTTAGTAGATCACCCACAGTTTATAAATTTTTACAAAGCAATGCTTTTGTCAGAGGAATTATGGGTGCTGTTGGTAGTGGTAAAACTTATGCCTGTTGTGCAGAAGTGATGATGCGAGCAGTACAACAAAAGCCAAGTCCTGTGGATGGCATTAGGTATTCAAGATGTGCCATTGTCAGAAACTCTTACCCAATGCTAAAGACTACAACCATAAAAACGTGGTTAGAACTTTTCCCTGAGAATATATTTGGTGCAATGAATTGGACACCTCCGATTACTCATCACATTCGTTTACCAGCCAGAGAAGGTGCAAGTGGGATTGATTTGGAAGTTATGTTTATTGCTTTAGATACCCCAAGGGATATTCGTAAATTGCTTTCCCTGGAATTGACAACTTCATTTGTTTCTGAGGCAAGGGAATTACCAAAAGCAGTAATTGATGGAATCACACACAGGGTTGGAAGGTATCCGACAAAACGTGATGGTGGTGCAACGTGGCATGGGTTGTGGATGGACACAAACCCAATGGATAGTGACCATTGGTACCATTTGCTTAGTGAACAAACTGATATGCGAGGCAAACACGCATGGAAGTTTTTTAAGCAACCCCCAGGGGTACTTGAAGTTTCACCAGATAAATTGCCTGAGAACCCAGAGGCGAATGACCATACATTTGCTGCTGGAAAATGGTGGAAGGTAAACGAGAAAGCAGAAAATCTAAACAATTTACCAGCTGGTTATTATCATCAAATGTTGCCTGGCAAAAACTTGGATTGGATACAATGTTACGCAGCTGGGCAGTACACATTTGTTAAAGAAGGCAAAAGTGTTTGGGAGGAATATAACGATCAGATTATGTCAGGGGTTGTTGAATATCAAGATTCTTTGCCATTAATTATTGGTCTTGATTTTGGTTTAACTCCAGCAGCTGTTATTGGCCAAAAACATTTATCAGGAGTCTGGGTAATTTTGCATGAGATTGTTAGTTTTGATATGGGGTTAGAAAGATTTTGTAATCAGTTGTTAACAGAATTAAATATACGTTTTCCTAAAGCAGAAATTAAGGTGTATGGAGACCCAGCTGGAATGGCTCGTGATGCAGTGTACGAGGTAACTGCATTTGATCATTTGCGAACAATTGGTCTAAACGCACAACCAGCACCAAGTAATAATTTTAAAGTTAGACGAGAAGCTGGTGCTGCTCCAATGTTGCGATTGATAAAAGGTAAACCAGGGCTAATGGTTAATGTTGATTGTAAGCAACTGCGAAAAGCATTAAGTGGTGGGTATCATTTCAAGCGTGTAAACATTGGTGCTGGGCAAGAACGATTTAAAGATATGCCAAATAAAAATGAATCCTCGCATATTGGTGATGCGTATGGATATTTATTAACTGGCGGTGGTGAACACAAACGAATGACAACTGGAAGAACTAGTTCTGGTGATTTTTTCTCAAGATCAAATCGCCCTAATGCTGTACAAGATTTTGATGTTTTTTCTCTTTAGCGATATCACTTTGCTTGTGAAAGCAAGTTTCGTAAAGTAGCATTTTTGTAGGAGGAAAAAATATATGTGGGGTCAATTAATTGCAGCTGCTGTGTCACTTTATGGAATATCAGAAGCAAAAAAATCAGCTGATAAAGCTAGAAAACAACAGCGAACTGCAGCTGATCAAGCTAAAGCAGCAGCCAAAGATGCATTAGAAGAGTCTATAAAAACCAGAAACGATCAATCTGAGTATTATGAAAATACTTTGATTGACAAAGAAAATGAATTAACTCTTTTGACAAATAAACAACAAGAACAAAGTGTGCAAAGACAGGCTCAAATTGATGCTTATAACAAAATGGTTGACGTGCAAAGAGATCAATTTACTCAAAGTCAACAAGCACTCCAAGAAGAGTCAAAAAGATATGAACAAGATCGTGCAGATGCTCAAAAACGAGAGGCTGCTATTCAAAAAGAAATAGAAGATCAGCGTAGAGAACAAGGTGAAAAAGATTCTGCAATGGCAAAAGCTAGAAGAAGAAGAGGTGGTAAACGAGGTTTGTTAAGTCAAACCAGGCTTAATCCAGAAACAGGGTTGAGTGGATTACAAACTACTTTAGGTTCAAGTTAAATGGCTAAAACTGCACTCGAATATTATCAGGATTTTCAAAAATCTGTTGATGCTTATGATGAGGCTTATGATTTATATGATGGTGAGTACGATAATTTCATTGGCAGTTTTTATATGGATGGTTTGCGTTTGAGTCCATCCCAATTTGGTGGAGTTCAATCTTTTTCTGGGCAAGAAGGTATGAGATACAGAGATAATTTTGTTTCTCAATTTGAGCAAGGATTTGGAACATATGCACGAACTGGTGATGTTAGACAAGCAGAATTAATATCGGATACAACTGGTCAATCTGGTTATGGTTTTCGAGGCAGACAAAGAAAAGTTTATCGTGACCCAATTACTGGCATGACATATGAAACACCTCAATTTAATACAAAGCAAGGTGTTGAATTTTCAGATGGAACATTTGGTTTTTCAGATGGAACAATTATTGGTTTAGCCCCAGAGCCAGAGTTTACTGCAACAACTCCAGTTTTTGATCGAGCAAGATTTGAAGAACTGGCAGATCAACCATTACAAAACTTACAAAATTTAATAGATCAAGAAAATTTAGAAATTGAAAAAATAAAAAGAAAAAGAGAAGAAGAAGATGAAAATTTCAAAATACGTTTTGCAAAAATGCAAGAAGATCAAGACGCAGAACTTGCAAAGATGGAGGCAAATACTTTGGAGGCTCAAGCAAGTGTGGCAAGGCAACAAGGACTTTTAGAGTCTGAAACAAATGAGATTTTAAAAAGGACAGGCAGAAGAAAAACTGCAATGGTAAGGGCAAGAACTTTAAGAGGACGACCAATTTTATCAGGTGAAAACGCATAGGGAGAAAATAAAATGCCAGGTTTATACGAAAACATCCACAAAAAAAGAAAACGCATTGCTGCTGGTAGTGGTGAGAAAATGAGAAAAGTTGGTAGTGCTGGTTCACCAAAGAAATCAGATTTTGTAGCAGCTGCTAAAACTGCAATGAAAAAGAAAAAGAAAAAATATTAATGCAACCAATCAAAGACCCCAAAGGTGGTTTGACTGCCAGAGGTAGACGGCATTTTAAAAAAACTGAAGGGGCAGATTTAAAACCTGGGGTAAAAGGTGCAGCAGATACTCCAGAAAAAATGAGAAGGAAAGGTTCTTTTTTAACTAGGTTTTATACAAATCCTAGTGGCGGTTTTAAAGATAAAAAAGGAAAACCCACAAGACTTGCATTAGCTGCTAGGGCTTGGGGAGAACCAGCACCAACAAATAGACAAGCAGCTACAAGACTTGCTGCAAAAGGTAGAAACTTATTAAAAAAATATAAACTGAGAAAAGCATGAATATCAAAGGCAAGCGTTTAACTACGCAACAAGTGATTACCAGATTTGAATTAGCCCAAAGAAAAAAAGATATTTGGGAAGATTTATATTCTGATGCTTACGAGTTTGCAATTCCCCAAAGACAGTTGTATGGATATTACGAGGGTTCAAGTCAGGGTCAAAAGAAAATGACAAGAGTTTTTGATTCAACAGCAATCCACTCTACTGCAAGATTTGCAAATAGGATGCAGTCAGGTGTTTTTCCTCCACAAAGAAGGTGGTGTAGATTAGAGCCTGGCAATCAAATCCCTTTTGAGCAACAAGCAGAAGTACAAAGTGTTTTGGATCAATACACAGACACAATGTTTTCTGTGTTGAAAAACTCAAACTTTGATATTGCAATGGGTGAATTTTTACTAGATTTGTCTGTTGGTACAGCTGTAATGATGATTCAGCCAGGTAATGAAACTTCACCAATAAATTTTATTCCAATCCCACTTTTCTTGGTTAGTTTTGAGGAAGGTGCAAATGGCGAAATAGATAAAGTTTATAGAAAAATGAGAATGAAGGGTGAGGCAATTACCCAGCAATGGCCAGATGCTAAACTGCCTGAATCAGTTGCAACTCGAATTAAAAACAAACCGACAGATGAAGTTGATTTAATCGAGGCAACAATTAAAGATTATGAGCAAGGTGATTGGTGTTATCACGTTATTGATAAACATTCAAAAGAAGAAATAGTTTATCGAAGAATGAATAACTCACCATTTGTAATTTCAAGGTACATGAAAGTTGCTGGCGAGATTTATGGCAGAGGTTTACTTTTAACGGCATTGCCAGACATAAAAACTTTAAACAAAACAAAAGAATTGCTGTTAAAAAATGCGACCCTTTCTGTTATGCCTGTTTTTACTGCACAAGATGATGGTGTTTTGAATCCTCACACAGTAAAAATAGTGCCAGGTGCAATCATTCCTGTCGCAAGAAATGGTGGATCGCAAGGCGAAAGTTTGAAGCCACTTCCCAGGGCTGGTGATTTTAATGTTAGTCAATTAATTATTAATGATTTACGAATGTCTATTAAGCAGATTTTATTGGATGAGAGTTTACCGCCAGACAATATGTCTGCAAGGTCAGCAACAGAAATTGTAGAGCGAATGAAAGAACTTTCTCAAAATTTAGGAAGTGCTTTTGGCCGATTGATAAATGAAACTATGATTCCTATTGTTGATAAAACTTTAGCGGTTATGGATGAGCGTGGGATGATTAACTTGCCATTACAAGTAAATGGTCTGGAGGTAAAAGTTTCGCCAAGTAGTCCACTTGCTATGGCACAAAACATGGAAGAAATAAATTCTATTGTTCAATTTATCCAGCTTACCCAACCAATGGGTGCTGAAGGTGAATATGCAATTAATAAATCTGCGTTAGTTGATTACCTTGGAGATAAGTTGGGAGTTCCAAGTGAGGTTCGACATGATGCAGCAGAACGAGCAGTAATGATTGAAGAGCGTGCGAAAGCTGAACAAATGGCGGTTATGATGCAAGCACAACAGCAGCAGCAACAAATGGCTGGTGATGTACCTCCAGAAGGGATGAATTAATGGCTGGTTGGGATGATATAGAAAACATAGAAAAATCAACAGTTGCTGATATTCCAGAAATAGATAAATTATGTTTAAGAGTTTTTGGAACTGCTGAAGGAAAAAAATTAATGGATTGGCTAGTTGATAGAACAATCAACTCCCCTTCTTTTATTCCTGGTGCAGATCATTCAACTGGATATTTTTTAGAAGGAAAAAAAGATTTAGTACGAGAACTTAAATTACGAATAGGGAGAGCATTGAATGGCTGAAGAAGAAACTGTTGAGCCTAGTAGTGAAGAAACTACTGGACTACTTGATAGCGAAAAGGCGGTTGTTGAAAAAGAACCAGAAAACAATGAAACTCAAATATCACATTTAGAGGGTGCTGAAGAACCTGAGAAAATGGAAGTTCCAGATTATTTTCCTAAACAATTCTGGGATGAAAAAAAGCAAGAGCCAATGATCGAACAAATGTCAAAGTCTTACAATGACATGAGAAAAATTATCTCTCAGGGAAAACACAAAGTTCCAGAAAAATATTCTTTAGAAACTTTGGGTGATGATGTTGGTGACAACCCAGCAAAAGATATTTTATTAAATTTTGCAAAAGATAATAATTTATCTCAAAACCAGTTTGATAATTTAGTTACTGACTTGGGTGTAAAACTTGCAGAGTTAGCACCAGACCAACAAGAACAATCCATTGATGTTGATGCAGAAAAAGAATTGTTAGGCAAGAACGCAAATCAGCACATTGAATCAATGGTCACTTGGGCAAGAGGTTTTGTCGATAAGGGTATTTGGTCAGCTGATGACTTTGAAGAATTTAAAGTGATGGGTGGTACTGCCAAAGGTTTAAAAGCATTAATGAAACTTAGAGAATCTTATGAAGGCAGAATTCCAATTGAATCTCAACCATTGGAAGGTATGCCAAGTGATGAAGAATTAAAAGCAATGGTGGCTGATCCAAAATACAATACAGACCCAGGCTATCGTATCAAAGTCGAAAAATTATTTACTCAAAGGTATAACTAAAAGTTTTTGCTTTATTTAAGGGGGATTGGTCACCCTCTTTTTTTTAAAATAATTATCAAAAGTAGCTATTGCAATTTGTATAACTTTGCTTTAAATTTGTCATATAAGGAATAGCGAGGCTTTATAATTCGCCCCTGAGGCTGGCAAACCTCAACTGCAAGCAAGCCCAGAATCTTCTGGAACACTAGCGAAAAAAAATTTAATTTTAATAACCTAGTGGAGATTCTAAAATGGCTTTAGGACTTTCAAGTGCATTTGTAGAACTTTTTTCTACCGAAGTGCATCAAGCCTATCAAGGCTCAATGACTTTGCAAGGTTGTGTTCGCACTCAAAGTGGTGTCGAGGGCAATACTTACAAATTCCCAAAAATTGGAAAAGGGGTTGCACAAACTCGTATTCCACAAACTGATGTTGTTCCTTTGAATGTTACATATTCTCAGGTAACTGCAACTTTAAACGATTATATTGCAGCAGAATATTCTGATATTTTCTCATCTCAGCGTGTTAATTTTGATGAGAGAAGAGAATTAGTACAAGTGCTTTCAAATGCAATCGGAAGAAGGCACGATCAAGAAATTCTTGATGCGTTAATTAACTCAGGCACATCTTTAACTGTTGCAAATTCTATTGGTGGTTCTGCTACCAATTTGAACGTAGCAAAGTTAAGAAATGCTAAACAATTGCTTGATGCAAAAAATGTTCCTCCAACTGATAGGCACATTGCAATTCATGCAAATTCATTAGCTAGTTTGCTTTCAGAAACAAGCGTCACCAGTTCAGATTTCAATACTGTAAAGGCTTTAGTAAGTGGTGAGGTGAATACGTTTTTAGGATTTAGCTTCTATGTCCTTGGGGATCGGGATGAAGGGGGATTACCAATAGATGGAAGTGGCGATAGAGATTTATTTCTATGGCAAAAAAATTCTGTCGGTCTAGCTGAAGGATTGCCAGTTCAAACAAAAATTGATTACGTTCCAGAAAAAACATCTTTCTTAGTTGCAAGTATGTTTTCGGCTGGGGCAAAAGCAATTGATGCTGACGGCATTGTAAAAATTACTTGTAGGGAGTCCTAATCATGGCATTTAGTAAAGATGGTTTAAATAATGCTGCTGCCAGCAAGAAAGGCAACGCACCAGCAATCCACACTTACAAAACAACTGATACCGCAGCAACTTTAAATACTGCTGGATATTTTAATTCAGCAAATGAAGTTTTTACAGTTGGTGATTTGGTTTATTCGTTTTGTGATACAGGTGGATCGGCTAGAGGCACAATTCATGTTGTCACAGAAGTAAGTGCTGGTGTAGTCGATTTGGTTGATGGAACAACAATTAGTTTAACTGATACCGACTAAATTTTTGTAAACACGCTGGCATCTAGAAATAGGTGTCAGCAATTTATTTAGGAAAATTATGGCTGCTGGCGATTCAGCTGTAACGATTTGTTCGGATGCTCTTTTGCTCTTAGGTGCAAAGAGCATTTCGTCATTTACGGAGGGTACTGACGAATCAAACATTGCAGATCGTTTGTATCCAGATATTCGAGATACAACATTAATGATGTTTCCTTGGAGTTTTGCATTTAAAAAAATACAATTAGCAAGACTTCTGACCACTCCAACTTCTGAGTGGCGATATCAATTTCAAATGCCTGGTGATCGACTAGGTAATCCAAGACAAGTTTTTACAACCAACCAAATTAATCCAACTTCATTTAAAGATTTTGAAATGCAAGGAAGTTTATTGCTTACAAATGAAGAAACAATTTTTGTTGATTATCCATTCAGAACCGAAGAGTTTGCTATGCCAGAATATTTTGTTCAGTTATTAAAATATATGTGTGCCTGGCATTTTGCTTTTCCAATTACAGAGCAAGAAAACAAATCTACTTATTGGCAAATTGTAGCAAGTGGAACTCCAGGTGAAAATGGCAGAGGTGGTTTTACAAGGCAAGCTATGCAAATGGATTCCCAGGGTAATCCAAGTTCCACAATCGAGGATTTTATTTTAGTAAGTGCCAGGTTTTAAATGTCACGTTTTATTGATATGCAAACCAATTTTACGACAGGGGAACTTGATCCACTCCTTAGAGCAAGAGTTGATGTGGCAGCTTATGAAAACGCATTATCGGAGGCAACAAATGTAGTTATACAACCTCAAGGTGGTTTAAGACGTAGACCAGGTTTAGAACATATTATGGAGTTGCCTGACACAGGTTCAGCATCTGCTAGTAATGGTGTACGATTAGTGCCTTTCGAATTTAGTGTTGATGATTCTTATATGCTAGTTTTTACGCATGAAAGAATGTCAGTAATAAAAGATGGTACACAAATTACAAATATCAATGGGTCTGGTAATGATTTTTTAACCACGACTATTACTTCTGCAATGCTAAACACAATGAATTATGTTCAGTCAGCAGATACCATGATAATTACCCACGAGGATTTGTCACCACTCAAATTAATTAGAGGTGGAAGTGATGCAACCTGGACAATAAGTTCAGCAACATTTGACTCTGTACCTTTATATGCTTATTCATTAAGTGTTTCAAATCCAACTGTTGATATTACCCCTTCAATTGTAAGCGGAAAAATACAGATAACTTCTACTGCATCCGCATTTGCAACCTCTCATGTTAATCAATATGTAAATGCAGAACCGCAAGGAAGGGCTAGAATCTTACAATTTGTTTCTGCTAAAGAAGTAAAAGCAGTTACTGAGTATCCATTCTTTGATACGTCTACTATTACAGCTGGTAATTGGGATTTAGAACAAGGATATGAAAATGTTTGGTCTGTATCAAGGGGGTTTCCTAAGTCAGTAATTTTTCACGAAGGCAGATTATATTTCGGTGGAAGTAAATCTAGGCCGTCAACAATTTGGG